TTGAGGTAACTTGACTGCCTGCATACTTGCTTTGTGTCTGTTCATAAATATAGAATAGCATGTAGTGACCATTTTCATTACTACCCAAGTCTAATGGATATTGTATCGTACCTAGGTTATATTCATCACCTCTTTCTAAAGATGAAAAGGTTTGATTATCACCAGGTTCTTGTTTTGACTTGTATATTTGAGATGTTGTGTTTCTTGGCTTACCCACTCTAGAGTGCGAAGCGTTTCTTAACATCAGGTCTACTATTGCTTTCATACTTACTATTTATGATGAGAACCAGAAGCTACAAAGGAAGATATAAACCATCTAACCCAAAAAAATATAAGGGTGATCCGTCTAACATAATCTATAGAAGTTTATGGGAAAGGCGTGTCATGGTGTATTTAGACACTAACCCAAATATTATGGAATGGAAGTCGGAAGAGTTTTGCATAGCATATAATAATCCAATAACTGGTGGCATGTCAAGATATTTTCCTGACTTTTGGATAAAATATCGAAACAATAATAACATTATAACACAAAAAGTGATAGAAGTCAAACCAAAAAAGTACACTAAACCACCACCAAAAAACCCTAAAAGAAAGACTAAGGTATGGAAGAACGATGTTTTAGAGTATATTAAGAACAGAGCAAAGTGGGATGCAGCTGAAAGATATTGTAAAAAGAGAGGTTTTGAGTTTCAGATACTAACAGAAGATTTCCTATCACCATATAAATAGTCGTATGGCTAGTGTATTCGATGATATTAGAAAAGCAGCAGGTGATAGAGATAAATCTATTAACTGGTACCGAACTAAAATTAGAGATTTAGGAAACCGTATATCAGCAAGTAAATTGTTGAGAGGTGGTAAAGTTAGAACACGACCTCGTATGAACGAATTGCAAATGTTTTTTTACGATCCTAAATTTAAAAGAGAACTACCTTATTATGATAGGTTTCCATTAGTGTTACCTATTGAGAGATATACTGATGGATTTCTTGGAATTAATTTTCATTACTTACCACAGCCGTTGAGAATACAATTATTAGAAAGACTTGATGCAAGAAACTTTGAAGGTGATTACTCTTCACTCAAAAGAATTAAATTAATTAAACCTTGTATCAAAAGATATTTAACAAGTAAGTTTAAGTCTGGCTTTTTAAGACTAGACGAAACAGATTACTTACCTGCGGTTCTTATGCCTGTTGCACAATTTCAAAAGGCTAGTGAGAGTAGAGTATTTGCAGATAGTAGAAGGAGAGCAAGATAGTGGGTGCAGTTGATATATTATTAGCAAACATATCAAAACATGGTGGGTTAGCTAAACCTAATCGTTTTTTAGTTCAGATTGCATTACCACCTAGTAGACAATTTGCTGAACAATTCCAAAGACTAACTTCACAAGAGGACATAGGTCCACCCGAACAAGGGTTTGGAACACAAACTGTTTTTGCTATTGATCAAAGAACCGTATCATTGTTTTGTGACTCGGTATCAATGCCAGGTAGAACTGTAAACAATGAACAGGTTAGACATTTTCAAGACCCATACAAGTTACCTACAAGTGTAACCTATGGAGAAAGTGCGATGACTTTTTTATGTGATAAAGATTTAAAAGTTAGAACCTTTTTTGAAATATGGCAAGATACTATTAGAGATAGAGAAACAGGTATGTTTAACTTCTATGAGGAATATGTATCTGACATAGCAATATTTCAATTAGATGATCAAGATGTTGCAGTCTATGGTTGTAGATTAGAAGATTGTTATGTAGGTGACTTAGGTGCGATTGAATATAGTAATGCATCAACAGGTGTCGTAAGACAACCAGTCACTATGCAATTTAGAAGATGGTCGAATATTGCTCTCGATAGTCAACCATCAACATCTGTGAGTCAAGCAGGTAATGAGGTGCCTAACCGAGCACCAACAAGAAGAACAACATTTAACTTAGGTGTGAAGATTAAATTATAAGGAGATAAAATGGCTTTACCAAATTTAAATACTGAAAAATATAGTATGACTTTACCATCAACAGGAAAGAAACTATCTTTTAGACCGTTTCTGGTTAAGGAAGAGAAAGTTTTATTACTTGCTCAAGAGGCAGGTAAAATCAATGAAATGACAAATGCATTGAAAACAATTATTAAGAATTGTACCTTTGGAAAAGTAGAAGTTGACAATTTACCGTTTTTTGATTTAGAGTATATGTTTATAAAAATACGATCTAAATCTGTAGGTGAGATTTCAAATATCAAAGTGACTTGTCCTGATGACAATGAAACACAGGTACCTGTAGAGGTTAACCTAGAAGAGATTGAAATGGTAGTTGATGATAAACATACAAACAAAATAGAATTAACAGACGATGTTACTGTGTTATTTGATTACCCTACACTAGCATCTTATAGTCAGATTAAAACTGAAAGTTATGATGACATGATGAAAATATTAGCTGATTGTATATCTGAGGTTCATAATGGAGAAGAGGTTTTCTCAAAAAGTGACATGGGATCAAAAGAAAAGATAGAGTTTTTAGAAAACTTAAACAGAGCTCAGTTTAATAAAGTGCAAACTTTCTTTGAAACTATGCCAAAGGTTTCTAAAACTATTGAAGTTGTAAACCCAAAGACTGAGGTTAAGTCTAAACTAACATTGGAGGGAATGCAAAGTTTTTTTTAATATGCCTCTCGCATATTGATTTGGAAAACCATTATAGATTGAACTTTGAATTTATGCATGTTCATAAATGGAGTTTACATGATGTTAATAATATGGCACCATATGAGAGGCAAACATATCTACTCATGTTGAATGAATGGATAGAAGCTGAAAACGAAAGAGCTAAAAAGGAGAACGCTAAGTATGGCTGAAGAAGTTAAAAAAGATTATCACCCAGCAGATAGTAATGGTGATGGAATTGTAAGTGCTGAAGAGCATAAGATGTATCTAGAGTTCAAAAGAAAAGAACTTGAAGATCAAGATGCTATGCGTGATGCACAAAGAACTATGGCATGGTATTCGTTATATGGTATGTTATTATATCCTATAGCAATAGTTATTGCTACAGTTGCAGGATTAGATCAAGGTGCAAAAATATTAGGTGACATGGCAGGTGTTTATTTCATCGCTGTTGCAGGTATTGTTGCAGCATTCTTTGGTGCTCAAGCTATAGGAAAAAACAAGAAGTAGGTAATATGAAAATATCAGATAATACAAGTATCAGTATGCCGATGAGAAACTTACTGTCCATACTTGCGGCAGTGGCTATAGGTGTGTGGGCATACTTTGGGATTCAAGAAAGGTTGAACACATTAGAAACAAGAGCAACACTATTTGAAGCTGACTTGGTTAAAGCTGCTGACCAGACCCCGGTTGATCAAGAACAAATAATGCTTATAGAGTTTCTATCCGCACAGGTAGAAAAAATACAAGAGGGTATGGAATCAATGAAATCAAATACTGTTAATATAAAGAGAGCTCAACAAGATATTGAAAAGATATTAGTTGATTTAGAAAAGTTAAAGGATAAGGTGAGAGAAAATGGAAGTTATTAGCATTATTGTAATGTTTCTGTTTGGTAACATGAATGATACCGAAGATAGAATGACACAGTATATTCCGATGTCGTCTATATCAGAATGTTTGAAAGAAAAAAGAGAACTAACTAGGAATAAAGAATTTAAGAAAGATGCGTTCTGTGGTGAAGCACTTGTTGAAATTAAAGATGGACAAGTGATTGCATTACATAATGAAATGCCAGCTGATGCTGTTATGATTGATGGTGATGTAACAGTTAAACAAATGAAACAATGGACACAAAAAGCAAAAGAGAAATGGAATAAAAAATAATGGCCGAAGTCGATACACAAAAATTAGCTAATGTTCTAAAAGAGAATAGAGAGTCTGCTGAAAAGGCAGCACAATCTGCTAAAGAAGATCGACTACGGGAAATGGAATTTAGAAGAGAAGAAATAGAGAAACTAAAAAATATAGCTGAAACTGGTAGAGAAAATGGTAAGTTTATTAGTAAGCAAGTAAGAGAAGATGCATCAAGTCAAGTCAAAAGATTTAATCAACAACAAAACTTACTAGACAAAGTTACTGGATTAACTGAAGAGCAAAGGATGGATCGTGATTCCAGAAAGTCAGCAAATGATGCAAGACAAGAAGCATTAAATAAATTAAAAGAAAAGTTAGAGTCGTTAGGTATCAAGGCTGACGATAATTATCAAGTCAATAAAGAACAAAAAGAAATTAATAAAGAAAATTTAAAATTAGAAAAGAAATCAATAAGAGAGAAAGTAAGAGATAGATTAGCTAGAGCAAGAGATGCTGTAAAAGAAGCACCTGAAGCACTAAAAGCTGCTGCAGGTAAAGCAGTTGCAAAAACAGCATCAGGTTTATTTGACCTACTGAAAAAATTATTTGGTCCTGCATTAATCTTTGGTATAATACTCAGCATAATGAAGTTTTTACAAAGTGAAGAAAATAGAGAAAAGATAAAAAAAATATTTGAAAAGATTAAAGAAGGATTTAAATTTGTTATAGAAAAAATACTAATACCTTTAGG